GGCCCGCATTATGCACGAGAAGGCGATCGGCGTCGGCGACACAGTCTGGCCGAAGCCGGATAGTTGCGTGTGCCGTTTTAGTGCGCGCACCGTGCACGCGGTCTACGACGACGCGCACGGCAGATGGCTGTGGCTCGTGGCGCACGGCTATTCGCCGGAAACGCACCACGCATCCGCGTGGACGACAACGCAGCCGCCCGCCCCCACGCACCCCGAACCTGCCGAAGTTATGCATGACAACGGTGCCCGGCCGCAGCCACGCGCGTGGCGCTACCCGGTGGGCTGACGCCGACAAGTAAACACGTGAACGGGGGTGCCTGGTGTCCGGTAACCCTCGCGCCGTCGCGCGCGCCAGCCGCGCCGTCGGCAACGGTGCCCCGACCGGCAGCGTGCCGGGCGGGTTCGGCGGTGTGCCGGCGACGATGGGCACGCTCGGCGCGACGCAGAACCCCTCCCCGCTGATCTCCTCCTACCAGCAGTGGTCGCAGGGCCGCCCCTACGGCATCGGGCTGCCGCGCGACCCGGGCACGTTCCTGGCCGGCGCGTTCGGGCCTTTGACGCCGATCGAGCCGGTGGGCATCGACGCCCCGGACCCGGACACCGGGCGCCCCGAGCCGCGCCGCTACACCTACCAGGTCGGCTGGAACATGCCGGTCGGGGAGCCGGGCAGCGAAGGGTTGAAGCTGGCGCCGTTCGCGACGCTGCGTTCCCTCGCCGACCAGTACTCGGTGGCCCGCGCGTGCATCAACGTGCGCAAACAGGAGATTCTGGGCCTGGAGTGGGACATCATGCCCACGCGCGAGGCAGAGAAAAAAATGCGCGGGCAGGCCTCCCGACACAAGGATTTCCAGCAGCGCCGCGCCGAAGCCGTCGCGTTCTTCCAGAACCCCGACCCGGGCAAATACCGGGGCTACTCCGCGTGGCTCTCGGCCGTGCTGGAGGAAATCTTCGTCATCGACGCCCTGACCCTCTACGTCCAGCCGACGCGGAAAAAGGGCAGGGGCCTGCTCGGCTCGGACCTGGGCGCATTGTGCCTGATCGACGGCACGACCGCGCGTCCGCTGCTGGACATCCAGGGCGGAACGCCGCAGCCGCCGAACCCCGCCGTCCAGATCTACAACTACGGTGTTCCACGTGTTGACTTGATGACGGCGATCAGCGGCGCCGAGGTCTCCGACATGAAGGACTCGCTGCTGGCCGAGTACCGCGCCGACCAGGTGCTCTACCTGCCCTACACGCCGCGCGCCTGGACCCCGTACGGCTTCAGCCTGGTGGAGAAGGCCCTGGTGCCGATCGTCTCCGGGCTCCAGCGCCAGCAGTACCAGCTCTCCTACTTCGGCGACGGCAGCGTGCCCGGGGTGTTCATCGCCTCCGGCGACCCGAACGCGACGCCGAACCAACTGCGCACGTTGCAGGACGCGCTGAACGCCATGGCCGGCGACCCGGCGTGGAAACACAAGATCATTGTTCTGCCTGGTGGTTCGAAGATCGAACCGATGCGCCCGGTGCCACTCGCCGACGCCTTCGACGAAGTGATCATGAACCAGGTGTGTATGGCCTTCGACGTCATGCCCATGGAACTGGGCATCACCCCGCAGGTCTCCCTCACCCCCTCCCCCGGCGCCGCCAACCAGATGGCCAAAGCCTCCGCCGTGGTCAACCAGCGCAAAGCCCTGCGACCCCTGCTCATGTGGCTGAAACAAACCCTGTTCGACTACGTCTTGCAGACCCTGTGCGGCCAGGACGACATGCAGTTCATGTGGGCCGGTTTGGAAGAGGGCCAGGACCGCGAGTCCCTGGTCGGAAACCTGGTCGACCAGGTCGGCCACGGCATGATGAGCATCGACGAAGCCCGCGTGGAGATCGGCGAACAGCCCTGGGGCCTGCCGCTGACCAGCGACCCGGTGTGGGCCACACAGATGGGCGTCGTACCGCTCGGCTCCATCGACCCGCTCACCGGCCGCCCAGCCGCCATGCAGCCGCTGCTGCCCGGCCAAGCCGGCACCCCCGTCACCGGCAGCGCCTCCGCCGCATCCGGCATCCCCGCACCCACCCCGGTCGGCGCGGTACAGACCGGCAACGTCGTCGCCTCCGTCAAAGAACCCACGCCGGCCGCCGCCGTCATGGACGCCAAAGACCAGGCCCGTGCCAACCAGGCCAGCGGCACCCCGTCGCACGGCCAGCAGAACGCCAACACCCCGGTCAAACCGGCCAACGTCAAAGGCGCACTGCGCGAACTGGACCTGATCCGCCGCCGCCTGGAGAAGGGCCGCAGCATTAAGGGCTGGGCGTTCGCGGACGTACCCGAGCACATCGGGGTCAGCCTGATCGAAGACCTGGAGGTGATCGGCCCGAACGCCGCGATCAACAAGGCACGCGACCGCGTCAAAGCCAACGTCGTCGACCAGCGACGCGAACAGGTCATCGCCCCGATCGCCGCCCAGGTCGCCTCCCGGCTCGGCACCCTGGCGCGCGGGGTCAAAGACGGCTCCGAATCCCGTATCGCCGTCATCGACGACGGCACCCGCGTCATGCGCGAGGGCATCCGGCAGGCGATCCTCGCCGGCGCCCGCGACGCCATCGCCCGCCCACGCGCCCACGCCACCAAAGCCGACGACGGCGGCGAGAACGAGGACGAGGACGGCGGCTACGACGCGGACACGATCCTGGACGGCCCCTACGGGCAGTACCTGACCGACCTGGCCGACCAGCGCGCCGGCGACCAAACCGATTTCCTGACCGGTCTGCTCCAAGACATCCTGCGCGCCGGCGCGATCGACGAGATCCTCCAGGCCCTGGCCTGGCGCTTCGACCTCTACGGCGCACAGGCGTACGCCGCGTACAACCTCGGCTACGGCCTGACCGCGTTCTCCGGCCGCCCGGACGGGTACGTGCGCTGGAACACCACGTCCGCCGACCCGTGCGTGCTGTGCGCGCCGCGCGACGGACAGCTCTACACCGCCGACACCATCCCCGGGTTCCCCGGCGACGGCGGATTCGGCGGCACCAGCGTCATCTCCGCCTCCGGGCTCGGACTGTGCATGGGCGGCCCGCGCTGCCGCTGCACCCTGACCCCCGTGGGCGACCCCGGCCTGCTCGGCGCCCTCGCGTTCGCGCCGGCCGCGTCCGAAACCAACCAGCCCTCATGGCTCACGGCCCTGATCAACGCCGCGCGCCTCGCGTGGATCGCCTCCCTGCCCGACGACCAGTCGAACAAGGCCGCGCAGGAGATCACACACGAGGATCACGGCAACCACAAGGTCCCGGACCAGACCCATCACGTCTACGCCTACCTCGCCCGCCACTACCCCGCCGACCAGCTCGAATGGGTCAAACGCGCGGTATGGCACGGCCCGGTGAACGTTCCACTCGACCAGATCGACATGGACCGGCGCGAAGGCGGCGCACGCGACCCCAACAAGGTCGCGATGATCGCGCACTCCATCGACGACGGCCACAAACTCGACCCGGTCGTCCTCGTGGAGGAACCAGGGCACGAGAAGTACCTGATCGCCGACGGGTGGCACCGTACCGCCGCGATCAAACAGACCGGCGGCCACGCCGCCCCGGCCTACGTCGGAGTACTCAAAGACGGCGGGTTCTCCACCGCCGCCATGGGCCGGGCGAAACTGAACAAGTTCCGCAACATCCTCAAGGTGGACGATGAGTGACGTTTTCTAAACAGGTCAGCGGCGACTGAATCGCTTCTCGAATCGCGCCGCGAGCCGGTCGAAATTCCAGCCGACGACGAAGGCCGACAGGTTGCCCGCCGCGATGGTGGCCACCCTCCACCACATGCCATCGGTCAACGCACCGACAAGGCAGCCGGCCCCCAGACCGAGAAAACCCGAGACGGTCCCGACAGCGCTGCTCGATCGCATTGTCATAACACGGATGCTACAGGCGCGTGGGAGGGGGCGAGCCCGTGTGCCTCACATGCGGCTGCGACATGCCGCTCGCACACCACCACGACCCGCGCAACATCGTGCTCGGGCAACTGCTCGACGCCGCGCGAGCGGTAGAGATCAGCCCCGAAGAGGCCGCCGCGAACGTCCCGAAAACCCTCGCGTACGCGTTCGGCAACCCGGCGCGCGCGTTCCACACCACCTGGACGCTGCCCACGATCGTGTTCGACATCGACGGCACCCTCGCGTTCATGATGGAAAGCGCGCTCACCGCCCTGAACGCCGCTTTCGGCGACGACTACAAAACCTCTGACATCACCGTGTACGACTGGCCGCTGCTGCTGCCCAAAAAACAGCGCGCCTGGCTACGCGACCAGCTCACCCAAAGCGATCTGTACGAGAACCTCGCACCCGACTGGCGCGCGGTGGACACCCTGCTGCTCGCCCAACGCCTGGGCTACCCGGTGTGGGTGTGCACCGAACGCAACCCCGCGCTGCACCAGGTCACCTCCCGGTGGCTGGAACTGTGGGGACTGAGCGCGGACGGCCTGGCCACCGTCGGACACGGCAACAAACCCGCGTGGATGCGCCGCTTCGACGCGGACAAACCCGCCGTGCTGATCGACGACAACCCCGCGTTCGAATA